GTAATGTCCAACAAAAACGCCAAGACACTACCGCCAACAGACCCACGACCAGTACCACGACCAATGCCGTTATTGTCAGCCCACTTCACCAAATCCCATACAATCAAAAAGTAATCCGCAAAACCGAGTTGCTCAATAATTTTCAACTCTTCATCAAGACGCTTCACATAAGCTTGATCGGTAATTCCCAGCTCTTTCAAACGGAATTTTGTAATCTCCATTAAGTAATCATCCGAACTCATGGACTTCATATACTTCGGCAACAGGTTCTTCCGCTTTTCCATCCGAGCCGTACACTTCTCGGCAACTTCCATCGTATTTTCCAGAATGTCAACCCTGTCATAGCCAGCATCTTTGAACCAAGAAGCCACCTCATCAGCACCAGCCACATACGGGTTAATCTCATCAAACCTAAGATGCCTGTTAGGATACATATTGTTGATTTTCGCCACCATATCAAGGGATGGGTTGTGTAAGCAATCAGCATGGTCCTTAGCATGGCGTTGATCTGCGGCAGATAGGCTTGGGTATTGTGAGAGCATTAACAGAATCTCTTCGCAACCCTTATCCTTACGACTGGGGAAATGACAATCAGCAGTAGCTAGTACAGGTCGGTTATAGGTGTCTGCTAATTGAATCAACCCGTCATTTATATGCTTTGGGTTCCATGATTGAATTTCAAAGTAGAAATCATCTTTAAATATCTTTATAAATCTTTCGGACAACTGGGCTGCTCTGTCCATATCGCCCACATCAATAGCCTTAGAGATAGCGCTACCCATACAGCCTGATAGAGAGATAACATCATTATCAACCATTTCTTCCAGCAAGTTAAAGTCTATTCTGGGCTTATAGTAAAAGTTATCGCCCCAAGCCTTTTGGTTCATCTTAAATAGCTTCTTAAGACCATCATTATTTTTAGCCAGCAAAATTAGATGGAAGCGCTCACTCTTATCCTCGCTATCCGATTCAATAGATGGTACGAAATAAGCTTCCACGCCGAACAATGGCTTTACATTATTAGCAATACAAGCATCTTGGAATTTCAGCACCCCGCCCATTGTCCCGTGATCTGTGATAGCCGCAGCTACTTGACCATTCGTGCTTGTAATTCTCGCTATTTCTTCTGGTGTTGACATTCCATCTAGCAGTGAGTATTCAGAATGACAATGTAGGTGAACGAAATCCGTCACATATTCTCCAAATCAATTTCAAACAACGATTCAATCGTGTCCATTTTGTTCCAATAAGCCTGATTATACCACGCCGCACGAAGATAACACTTAATTCCATGATCTTGTAAAATTTCTATTTCGTGTGGATTATCTTCCACTACAAACAGCGGATCAATGTGTTTAATGATATCAATTTTTTTACCAAATTCAGAAAATTTTGGTCTTAGTGTGTTGATGTTCCAGCTATTCAGCCAAGGCTCTGTAGCATCAACAGCCGCCTGCTGTCTTCTAGCGGTAACTATATGAACATCAACACCCAGATTCATCCAGTGATTTACCTGAAAGTAGGCATCCTGAAATGGCTTCATGTTTTTCCAAAACAGTTTGTCTTGAAATAGCTTCATCGCCTCTTCATCTTGTGTATTTGTTGTAAACCATGATGAATAGTCAGCTTCTTCAACACCGATACCGTAGTTGTAAAAAAAATGATCGGATACTGAGCTGTCTATGTCTGCAATCACCCCATCTAAATCTAAAACAATTGCTGTTTCTACAAATTCCATTTCACTCCAGTTGTATAATTTTGTGCATGAAAAATGGGGAGGGCTTTCGCCCTCCCCAATTCATTAGTGATTACCAGGAATCTTTCATCTCGCCAGTGGTGAGGAACATTTGTTGCTTCTCGTATGGAAGCATCATGTACACACTGTCAAGCTGGTGCATTGGCAATTCAGTAATTTGTTTTGGCTCTGGTGAGGAGTCAAGCGGAATCAATGAATAGTTTGTGTCCGATGCAGAAGAACCTGTGCGTGAATACTTGTAGAATCTATCGGTAATTGTACCGAATTCCTTTGCGTACTCAATAAGTGTAAGACCAATATGGCGTTGGTTAAATGTTGTGTCAAGAACTCTCGGTTCCCAAACACCTGGCTCCATTTCTACCGCAATATTAATCAAAAGATGGGGCTTTGGTCTCCAAGCCTTATCTACGGTTGCTTGTTCAGAACCCCAGCAACGATAGTTAAACTTCTCAAGACCTGCTGTGGAAGCTACTCTCCACTTCCAGTTGATTGGCGATGTAATAACTGGAACATTAATTGCTGTGCCGATATTTTCATCGTAGTTTGCTGAATCTTCTGTCAATTCCTGACGGAAGCGAATGCGGTACGACTGACCAGCTTGGACTGTAAAAAATTTCTTTGGTCCTGCTGACGCACCTGGTTTTGCTACTGACTTTTCTAAGTCTTTTAGTGATTTTAATGATTGAAATGACATGTTTTGTCTCCTATATGATTATTTCTTTGTTGTTTATAGCTTCTGCTATTTGTTCTTTAGTCATCTCCGCAGGGTCTTTAACTCCTTCGGGGATTCTTGCTACCGAGATTTCTTTGCCTCGGCACATCTCTATCATAGCACATCTCATTGCCATACCAGCATCATCATTGTCACAAAACAAGATAACTTTATCAAAAAACCGTCTTATCATATTCCCTTGATTTTTTGACACTGCAGCACCAAGTGTTGCTACTACATTTGGAAAACCAGCTTGATGAACAAACATGCAATCAACACTACCTTCAACTACAATAACCGAATTGTAATTCTTGGCATTATGAATGTTGAATAACACATCTGCTCGCTTAAAGCCTTTATTGTATAGATATCTAGGCTGTTGAGTTGACTCAATTGCTCTGCCAATTAATCCTACTAGCTCATAATTATGAGACCTGACTGGGATTACAACACGGTTCTTTTCAGATGAAAATCCAACCTCAAAGTGCCTCATTGTATTAATATCCAAACCACGCTCAATCATTGTTTGTAATAGATCAGATTGATCTTCGTAGTCTATCATCAAATTATCAATTGATAACTCATTAACATCTTCAACTTGATACTTATAACTGTTTAGCTCTTTATCAAGCTTGTGACTGTCCAGCTCTATGTGTTTACTGTAGGTCTTACCAGTAACATTAAAATATAGCTGTCTAAAATTACCTTTCTTACCGCATGACGGATTAAAGCATTGCCATAGACCAGTTCTAACATTGATATACATAGCGGCGCTATGCGTATTCTTGTGAAAAGGACAATAGACATTTAACTCTTCACCATTAGCACTTTGAATTGAGACATTGTAGTTATTAAATAACGACAGTATCTCTTCCTCAATAGAACTAGCTAAGAAGTTTGAATTTGTAGACATCCCTACCTGCATCATAGTCTGTGATCAACTTAGTTTTACCAAAATTGCCATATTTCTTACGAGCTTCATCCTCCATCCAGGTTCTAAGCCTGCTGAGGGTTTCAATATCTTTTACTTCGCCTTTGACTACAGTCTTCATTAAATATCCCACTCTTCTGCCCACTTACCAGTTTCTAGATTCCATCTAAGGTAGAAACCAAAGTGTGACGCTCTACGGACTTTTCTTGACACCACCTGAAACAAATCAGATGATAGTTCTCTGTGAATAGCAAGTACAAGATCGGCATCGTAAGCCAACTGCTTACTCCACGCAACCTCTTCTAGCTCTGGTGGTCTCTCTGAGTGACCATCAGACATTGTTACTGCGGCAACATCTATGATCGGGATGCCATTTTTTACCGCAATTCGCTTGAATGCCTTAGAAAGATTCTTAGCCTTTTCTGTTTCATTCTTAGCACCGCTTGAATCATCAAACAAGCTGTGGTAGTCAAGAATAACCATATCAGGATGATACTGATCAATCTTTGCTTGCACCATGTTTTGGTCTGCTGTTTCAAGCCCCTCTGATGTAACAAGGTGAATAGCATGCTTACCTTCAAAAGTAGCCTCTGCCCACTTCTCATAGCCATCAACAATTCCTGGGTTGGCTTTAATCAAGTCTGTGTTTGTAAAGTGCCCCTCGCCGTTATTCAAAAGCGTGTCAAGTCTCTGTCCTTCTTGTTGTTTATTCATCTCCAAAGAAATGATCAATGGTCTATAGCCAGCTTTCCAAGCATTAACAGCGAACAGTCTTGCGATAAAGGATTTGCCAACGCCAGTCCAGCCAAGAAGAACAATAAAGTCACCCGATTGCCAACCGCCAAATACCTTGTCAATAACATCAATACCGCTAGGGATTCCAGCAATTGCTTTAGGATTGAGAGATCTGGCTTTTAAGTCCCTAACTCTGTCTTTCCATTCCCCAGCAAGATCGGTGTCTTTTAGGTTTGATGAAAACTTATAAAGCTTTGAAGTTTCTTCCATCAAAAATGATAAAGCCTCTTTAGGACCAGACTCATTGATAAGACCATGCGCCTTAGCAACAATACCTCTGGTCTGATACGAAAGAGATTCTTTCTTTGCCTCATCAATGTAGTAAGCAATTGGCTCTGGAGTGGAAATGAATTCAAAATCCTGGTGATGTTGCTTCACTGTTTCCTTTGACGGAACTTTGCTGTGTGTTTCATAATGAGAAACTATAAAATTCCAAACATCACGATATTCCAAAAATACATTTTCAACACCGCTATTCACAGCAGTTACATAGTCTTGGGTATCAACAATAGAATTTAGAAGTCTTACTTCGTAATTCACTCTGTCTCCATTCTCTTTTTAGTTTCTTCCACTATGGACTTAAATTTATCACCAGATTTTTTATCAAACTCCGCCTTTTCTACAAAAGTTCTTGACTCTATAGCAAAATCAAATATCAAAAAAGGTCCAGGTCTGCTTTTGATAAAGCTCTCAACTCCAAGCCTTAGGTTATCAGTTTTATAAAAACTAACCAGAGAATCAGCAACTGACTCTTGTCGTGGTGAGTCTGGAATGAATAATTTATTTGATTTTTCGCAGTAGCTTTTGAAGTAATTTATCAGTTCTTGACCAGTTGCTATCATCTTCTCTCTTCGCTTTCTTCCATGTCTCCAGCAGTATATCAAATTCAGAAAGACCGCCATTAACGCCGTAGATAAAATTTTCCTTCCATGCACTAGTTAAACACTGCTGTCTTACAGTGCATTTTTTACAAATATTTTTTGCGTATTCTACTTCTTGATAGTCATACGAAAACCAAAAATAAGAATTTTTATCTACAGCGCAAAGGGCTTGGTCTCTCCAATTCTTCAATTACTTCTCAGCGTCAAGCTCTTGAAGCTTCGCCTCAATTTGGGAATCAATTGAATCCCACAATTTGCTCCAAGACTTTTCATCGTCAATGCTTGATGCAATTACCCTTGCTCCAGCATCTAGACGAAGTGATTCATAGTTTCCAAGGTTCTTCGTAATCCCTACCGAAGCCCAAAGCTCTACTTGATTTTCATTAAGTGGTGTTGTCATATTACCTTCTTCCTAGTTTGACTTTTTCTGTTATTCTTATTACCTTAGCTTGCGCACTTGTTCTATTGTTTACAACAGGTCTTCCTGGCGTTCTGCCGTTAAAAAATGATACCATATCATAAACATCTTCTCTATCATAATATCGCCAATTTTTATAACTTTGACATGTTTCATTAAACTTTTTACCGCTGGGGATAAGACCCTTCTTTTCATATTTCCTAATGGTATCAGCTCTTTTCTCTACAATCTTAGCTACTTCACCAATCGTATAAATCCTATGCATAATCAATTCAGCACCTTCAAATGGCATAACCATTTCCTCTTTAGTTGTTAAATCAGTTACTATAATCTTATTAAGATTTTTAGTAATTTTTTTTACTTTAACAATTGTGTTTGAATATTTATAAAATTTATTTAGAACTATTTTGGTCTGCAAGTTCATAACGCTCCTCTAGCTTCTTAAAACCTAGTGCATCAAGTATTTTATTGAATTTTCTCACCTCAACATCTACTGAATTAGAACATTTAATACAAGTCAAATCAATATAATTTTTTTGAAAAGCATAATACTGCTGCCCTGTGAACATTTTCCCAGTGCACACTCTGCAGTAGAACCCAGTTACTTTAGATTTCATATTAGTCCAACCAGCAGTTATACTCTGCTGTTACCATTCCTTTCTCAGGGTGTACGAAGTATAGCGATTGCGATGGTCTTCCAACTGCGGCTAGAACTTCGGCAGCATATGTGTTTACAGACTCAGGACTTCCTGAAATTCTCAATTGAACGGTATTAAATGTCATCTTAGTTGGCGTATGAAAATGACCAATGTAGATATCGTCAAAATCTTCACTCAATGCACCGATCTTCCAACCATACGCTTTCTTTTGGAAAGAATAAAATGAAGACAAGCTACCGAATTGATCGCCGTGACAAAGCATTGCTTTGTAATTACCAATCTTGTCAATTGCATACCAATGACGCTCACCACGACCATCTGGAATCTTGAACTCAATCCTCTTTTCATTTTCAAACATCAATTGGGCGATGCGATAGAGCATTCTGTCACCGTTTGTTTCAGGGTCATGATCTCTTCTCGCCCTGCCGCCGATAGAACCATGATTACCAATCACACCAACAAATGTAACTTTTTCAAAGTTTTCAAGCATGATGTTAATAAAATTCTTAAGAATTCTTGGTCCATCAACCGTGATCTGTCTATACAAACCACCATCAACCAAGAATGATTGACCTGGAAAGATCAATTCACCTTCAATAATGTCGCCCAAAGCCCAAATTCTAAGTTCACGAACTGGATGATCTCGTCTTTGGATTTCAGTAAGATTAATAATCTTCTCAGCAAATTTATAAATTCTTTCTTCACATACTTGTGAATTATAATCAGGAGTGATTTTGGCAAGTTGCCAGTCAGCAATGACAGCAACAGCTACTTCTTCTCCGCTTTTCTTCTTACTAAGAACTGGCTTCGGGACTGGCTTGTACTTATTGTCAGCCATGTCATCTCTTACAGCTTGATAAACTGCACTAGCCAAATCATCACTCTTTGTTTTCAACTTATTATATTCTTGTTGGAGTCTTGTAAAAGAGACTCTCAACTCTGGGTCTGAAACTGGTTGTTCACCAGTGATTGGATCTTTTGGCACTTCAAATAAACCTTTCTGTCGTCTATACTTGCAGATACCAGTACTGTCAATTGATTTACGACAGTCTTTATCTGCATACTTGTGATTTGCTGTGTTTGGTTGAAACTCTTGGTCACAACCTTGTGCTTCGCATATTTTCATAAGGTCAATTGTACACCATCTCAGAGGCAATATGTGTAAAAACAGTTTATCTTAAAATTTGTTTCTTCTTTTTTTCTCTTGTTTCTGCATTGCGTTTGTTCATATTCTCACGCATTTTTTCCCGATGACTATCACTAGGCTTCTTTCCCTCTCTATGAACAGCACTATGTTCAGGAACTGTGCAGAGATAAAGGTTGCTAACACGATTATCTACTTTTATTTCATTTATATGATGCACAGTTTCCCAAGGTTGCAGAAGCCTTCCTAAATATTCTTCAAATACAGCACGATGCTCGTAAATATAACCTTTAATACTAAAAGGGTGATCTTGAGCTAGTATCCGCACATAGCCCTTGTCATCTATGTATTTTCCACCACCGTAATTAGGATTATTTTCACCACCAACATTTCTAATTGACCATTCAACATCTTTTCTTTTAGATGCCAACTCTCTCATACTTAAATACTTGCGCCAGCATCTTCAACAATAATCTGCAATCTTTCGGTAGCTGTTGGATTAACTGAAATCTGCGGAGCGTTGGTAGAGCCAGATGTGCCAAAAGTTCTTTTTACAGATGCGGAAAAAGATTCAGCATTCAAACCGCCTCCGCTTTCTGCATATAAAGTATAAGTTCCTGCACCGACTCTTCCATAATCAGCCTTAAAACTCCCACTTGTTGCTGCAACATTAGCATTACTGGCGGTGTTGTAAAAAATGTGTGGTGAAGGAGAAAACACCCATTCCATAATTGGCGATGTTGATTCATAATTGTTAGAAATATCACTCCATACTTGAAGCGTAAGAACCGAATCTTCCGCACCTTTATTATAAACAGTAAAACCTGGAAATACAACTGTGACTTTATAGTACCTATTTTCAGAAATTGTTACTCTTTGGTCGGAACCACCATCGGGGTTTGTTAAAGCAATTATTGATGTTGAGTTTGCCCCAACATTTGCAACAACATTAGCCGATGTTGTCTCTGCGAACTCAACAACACCAGATGGCTTGGAGTCATTATAGTCACGAATTTGTTCCATATTCATAGACATTTGTGCAAGTCTGTCTGATGATATCGGAGTCCCATCAGTCCAGGAAACAAAGGAATAGTTCTCGTAAGCCATTTATCTATTATACCTCATTTTCCAATTCTTTAACACGATTATTTAAATCTTGCACTGCCTGTATCAAATAAGGAACCAGCCCAAGATAGTTAACTGTAAGAAAAGCTTCCTCATCATACGGATTTGCTGAAACTACCAGGTCGGGCAGGACATTCCTAACCTCCTGCGCTATTAAACCAAGTCTTCTTGGATATAAATGTAGATTATCTTTATCTAATAAATCTACTGGGTTGAAGGACACGACCCTTAATGAATTATATAGATTATTTAACCAAACATCTTCTGCGTCTAAGATATATGACTTTGACCTTTCATCTGATACTGTTCCAAGAACAGCTGATACGACATTATCCACTGTGCCTCTAATGTCTGGTTGGTCCCAAACTAGCCCCATGTAATTCGGTGTGCCAGGACCAGTTGTGCACCCAGGGTACTTAATGCCAACACCGTTAACACTTCCAGTACTCATTTCAGCTTCATCAGACACAGCAATGTTGTTTGTATTAATACCCGTTGCGCCTATTATTGTTGAACTAAATCCATTACTAATCGTAACCGTTGTTGGTGAAGATGTGTTTAAATCAATTAGATTACCCTCTCCTTCAAGCATAAGAGTTCCGCTAATTAAATTAGTAGCATATGAGTCATAAGCAATTTGCATACCAGCCTCTCCTGTTAGAGAGTACGCTGTTGGACCTATCGTTATATAGCCAGGAAAACCCCCAGCGGTTAGGTTGTTCCCGTCAATTGTCCAACCAGCAATTTGACCAGACGAGCCATATATCGTTCCAGTAACAATTGCATTGTTGGCTGTAAGGTTTCCAGATGCATCAACTTGAAAATTACCTCCTGATGTAACGATTGCACCATTGCCGTAGAGAGTAAAACCACCACCAACTAATGTACCATTAGATAAAATATCAATACCTGGAGTGCTTACTGCGCTTGCAGTAAGCGTTCCCCTTATCGCTGTTGAATCAAACACAGCACTTCCAGCACTAGTTATAGCCCAACCAGATGTACCTTGACTTGTGATAACTCCATTTGCAGCAACCGTTCCGTCAAAATTTCCACTTGATATAATATTATTAACCAAGACAATGTTCGCAGCCAGCTCTCCAGCAGTCACAGCCCCAGCCGCTATGTTTACGGATTGAACAGAATTTGGTCCCAACCGCACACCAGATGGACCAAGAATATCTGTTTTAACAATATTCGTAATTACATTTTTTAAATTATCATAATTTTTTTGCTGGTTATTTTGTCTTGCCGAATCACCAATTTTACCAACGACAAAATCATATATTGAATATGAATTTGTATTGATTAATGAAGAAGAAACGCCGTTGTGATCATGACCACCATTAAAAAACAAAATTGAATTTTCAGAAGTTCCTCTACTAAAAGCCATTACACAACCTTCCTAATTACAATTGATTGCGTCAGACTTCCACTGTAAGAAAATTCTGTACTTATCAACCAATAATCACCATTAATTATATCAAATGAATCCATTGTTGATATGCGAATTCTGTCTCCAAGCTGAAGAGTGGGTACTGGCAAAATGTTTAAGTTTAAAACTGGAACTGGCTCTGACATTTTATTGATAATAAAATCAGCTAATTTTTGAGCATGGGTTAAATCCGTTATAAATTCATTTTCTATGATAATTTCTTTAAGACCATATCTTCTAATATTGTCCTCCAGAACCGCTTTCTGTTCTTTGACATCCCCAGTATTATCTGTAACAATAACTGGTATCCCAGCAATACCAGCAAAATGCTTTTCTTGTGTAATAGGGTTTTCGCCTTCAATATAAACAATATCTCCACTTGCAACACTATTTGATGCCGCAAGTATTAATTTTGCACCATAAGGGTTTGGGTTATATTTTAACAATTCAATCTTGGCTGGGTTGACTGTACTTAAATTAGTTATCAATGGATTTTCAATTTTAAAAGCTGGTGCTTTATCAAATAGTAGATCGTAGTTTTTAACTTCTCTAACCAGAGTGTTTGTATTATGAGATGCGGCGAATGTATCAAACTGCCCTCTTTCTAGTGTTAAAAATGAATTACTAGTTGTATTGCTATATTTAACTATTTCATTGTCAATTAATAAATAACCAGATTTTGCAAAATATGGATTGTCTGTTGATAACACATTCATACTTACATCATTGTTTGACATTGACGATGACAACTCAGTTACGCCAAGAGTCGTTGGATCTTCTGCCCTCCATAAACTTTGCTTTTGAATTAAATTGTTAGCTATTCCATTTATTTTTATAGTTACTTTATTTGTTTGCAACTGTACATTGTAACTTGCATCAATAATATTTGAAGAATCAGATAGCGTGTATTGGACATTTGCATGTTGCTCTATTGAAGATTCAAAAAATCTATTAAAATGCTCATACCTTGCTTTATTATTTTCATCAATATAAAGCCTTCCTAGGTCGGCAAGGCTTATATTGTCAATTACTTCTTGTATTGAAGAATCATTACCATATATAAAAGGCATAACTCTCGCCTCTTGCATTTGCGTTTCAATATAATCATTTTTAATTTGAGCAGCAGATAATTCTTTATTAAATATCGCAAACTCATCAATGTAAAAACTTCTAACTGTGGTTGGCGGATTTTCTGCACCAGCCGTGAATGACGCACCACGACCACCAAAAGTTAAATCTTTCCCAGTAAACGCAGTTAAAGTTCCAGAAGTCGTGACAGTGTTAGCTAATGACCCATTAATATAATATTTTAAAGAATTTGATTTGTAAGTTACAGCAATATGAGTAAACTCAGATATTGATAATACAGTGTTGGAAGAAATAATAGCAGTACCAGTGCTCGTTTTGAATTTAAACCCATTATTAGAAGATGTATTAAAAAATTCAAAACCAGAATCTGATGCTGCGTTACTCCAATTACTTACATATTCTCCATCGTTTGAGAATGAGCTGTTGTGAAATTTAACATACAATTGTACGCTGTACTCTCCAGTATATGAGTCAGATGAGCTATTAAACACATCATAAGATATGTGATACGGAGTCCTAAGATAGGAGTTTGAATCTAATAATATACTCTTACTTAGACTATCCGACACAACACCGCTTGTTTCTGATATTTTAACCGATCCTACATACAAAGAATCATTTCTCCTTGCGGATCGGTCTATTACATTAACATTTGATGTAAGCGCCCAGGAATTAGATGAAAAATTTAAGTAAGATGAATTGTCTTTCACTCCGATTCTGTCGCTGGCTACCATCGTGCGGCACTGAGTGGCAAGCACATTGTCCTGCACTGAATTAAGGTCTACTCCTAGTGATATTTTAAACGGTTCTCCTTGAATATATTGCTCTGTAAAGAATTCAATTCTGATTTCATAGGGAACCCCCGCTGTGAGATCTATCGGTTCTGAATAGAGAGTTTCTTGCTGCCCAGCCGTTCCCGATGTGACAACCATCCATTCGTCAATAATTCTTACTTTATTAAGATAAACACGAACTCCACCTCTAGCTATGCCAAGTAAAATTGTATATTCCCCAGTGCTTGGCGGTATATAATACCCATCAAAAACACCATTGTAATATTGGTTAACAGTGTTACCATCTTTATCTAAAAAATCTCCAGAAACAAAATCAAGAGCTAAATTAGAATTACTTGATATCTCCGCTGTTGTCGTTGTTAGTGTTGGAGAAATAAACGCCCTTACATCTAATGCCTTTTCGTATGTACTCAATTCCCTATCATTCGCATCTAACTTGATGTCACGAACCGAATTCAAGTCAGTCTCTGGGACTTTGACAAATCTAGCCCTGAGTGATGTTGATACAACTTTTGCAGAATTGGCTCTATCAATTGAGTTTTCATCAAAACCATAATGTAAAATAGCATTGTTTTTTTTATAGGTTTTAGATGGTTTTGATAAGTACTGAATATCAGCTTTAGGAAAATTAGTCATCAATAATAGGTGCTCTACGGCTTCCGCAACTGTTGATTCTTGCAGTAGGAAACCTTTAGTTAAAAGTTTTTCTTGTGCGAACTTAGACCTGTCTGTTAAAGTAGCGCTCACAGTCATTGATGATGATGTACCTTGCCATTCATCAACATAAAAAATTCCGTATGGGACATACTCATATACATCAAATATTATAGATGCACCAGATGTGTGAGATCTAGCCGCCGTATTCCCAACCCCCCTTTCAATAATTGTCAGTGAGTTACCAGACCCTCTTGTAGCAATTACAATCTCTTTGTTAACATTTCCAGAATCTATTGTTAATAAAAAATAATTACCAGCACCTCCAGTTGGAAGGTCATTGACGCTGTTTACGGTCCATGTTGTATCTGCTGCACTTACATTTGATGTAAGAACAGTTTCTACATAATTAGAGTCTGCACGATGAATTTCCCAACCAGCATAGATATTAAACTTTATATCTTTTTTCATGTATTTGCCAAAATCCGAACTGGAGTTAAACAGATTGAATTCCTTCCCAGTATTATCAAATGTTACTGATGAAGTATTGCTCCCGCTTCCAGCGATTGGAAGGCTCGTTTCATGCACATCTCGTACCTTAGACACATTAAAATTCATGACCCATTCAGTCATATCAATTCTGTAAATTGGAGACATCTCATTAACCCTGGCGTAGTCTTGAGGATTTTTTGTTGTATAAATTGTTAAAACAATTTTATTAATATCGTTTGAATTAATACCTTCAAGGTAGTGATCTAAAAAATAAGAATCATCTGGTATTTCTGCATCTTCGTTATATACTAAATTAACAGTATTATTATAAGCTTTTAAGTTATAAGCCTTTATTTGACCATTGTATTCTGATGATATAATTTTAATTAGATTAACTTTTCTTTCTGCAAATACATATGTAAGAATAACAGGGTCAGAAAACTGATACCCATTCAAAGTGGAATGAAGGGTACTGGTGCTTTTTGTAGAAGATTGATAGCCGAACTCATAGTTTTCATCTTTACTTGCTGGCAGGCAGTGCCATTGTCCATTGGCAGTAATTACTTTCCCATTAACATCTTTAGCGTCACACACCGCCCAAGTAAATGACTGTCGTTCTATACCATTAATTGACTCATTTGGAGTAAAATAAAAATCCCGACCTCTGGATCTATTGAACAGCACTTCGTTATCAGAGAGCTGTCTTGATCCAGAAAGCATGCCAGAAACATTTTGATTTACAGTTGCAGCGCTAATTTGTAAATTAGTATAGTTACTACTTGCTATTTCTGTATTTGAATGCTTATCAATATGGCGACTGTCCAGCCAGTCAACCATGATTAACGGCTTTACACTTTGAGATATTGCATTAAAAGCGCTATTAAAAGAGTTAGATATATCTTTATCGTATAAACCAGATTCTAGCATTTAAACCTCTTCAAAGCTCATTGAGCAATCCCACAGATACACTTCGTTAGGAATATCTCTTCTTATCAAAGTTTCATTATAATCTTTGACTAATACATTATAACTTGTTTCTGAGTATGGCGTAGTGCCAGATTCATCCATGTTTATTATTTTAAGAACATGATGCCTTGGGTCTTGCGCTATGTCTTTTATAAAGTCTCTACCCCTATTACCATCTACTGTGTATGTGGTGCTATTTGGCAAATATGACCAAGAAATGTTAAAAATTCTTCTTCCAGACCTAGCCGTTGATTTAAAATATCTACTCTTGGAATTCGCCCAGTTGATCGCCTCTGTAAAAATTGGCTCTATACTCATATCTAATTTCCTGTTGTGGTTTGTTAATGGTTTACCGTCAATCAAAACCAGCGTTTTAAACATGCCTGGGTCAGAGCCCCCACTTAATGCACTTAGGTTTTCAGCAAATTTTATTACATTCTTGATATCAATATCAGCAATCTGACTCATTGCAATTCTTATAGTTGCTAAAGTAATTTTTCCAACAATAGCCAAACCTATTTGACCAGAAATATTGACATCAGCAAGCGCAATTTTCTTTCCAGATACAAACAAATCTAGGAGTGATGAAAGTTGTGAAGAAGAATGTGCTATCTTATAAATAGAAACAGATGTATTGGATTCAACATTTATTTCACATGTAGATAGCACAACTTTAGTTCCGTTTACACCAACATTTCCGATAGAGGAAAGTGATGCGCTTGCAAAAGAAATTTTTGTAATATTTGTCTCAACAAGAACTTCTGAATTAATTACAACGCTTCCATCTTGCCTTTCTGTTGCAACAACCACTGTTGCTCCGTCTATTGCTAAATTAGCGGAAGCGTGAGCAATTTTGTGTGAGTTGGATACAAGGATTGAACTTGAATCAATTGAAACGATTGCAAAAGATATTTTTTGCGATGTTATTGTTAGAGATGAAGTGACACTAATATCAATTGCAACATCGGCAGCATCAGCTTGGTAGAAATCTATACCACTATTGAACGGTTCACTAAAAGAATAAAAGCTGCTAGACATTATTTTTCCGTTAGTGTCAAAGACACATCATAGTAAGTACAGCCAGTTGATAAATCTCTTCTTATCAAAGATTCACTATATGAATCTAAGTAACAGCTATACTCGGTAAAGCCAGCTCCTGGCTCTAGTTCAATTTTTAGAGAAACATAATTTGATGTATTTGCAATTCCAAATAAAAAATTTCTACCAACCCTAGTGTCAACAGTTTTTGTTGAAAGATCTGGAAGGTACGACCATGATAGTGAGAATTGTTTTTTATTTTTTGTAAAAAACCTCCTTCTATGACCAGAGGCTAGGTCAATATCATTTGCAGAAATCTGCTCAGCAATACTTAGTTTTCTATTATGCTCAGTCACTTCTGTATTGTTTATGGTTAAAATATTGGATATTGACATTACAGACCCCTATTTAAACCATTATATGTATTAATAACTCTACTCTCAAGACCCGCTGTTTTTTGATTTCTTGGTAACACAGTAGTGTTGTAGCTCTTCATCATTGAATTAAACCACTCTGGCTCGCCAATGAAGTTGTCAACATAGATATTTACATTCTGTGTTGAGGAACCACTTGGCTGTGCGTAAGCTTGCTTACTCATGCTCATATTTGGCAAGTTAATACTTGGGACATTTGGCATGTTTGGGAAGTTTGGTTTAGATAATTTATAGTTATTAAGCCTATCTAGCGTGTCAGTACCGATTCTCTTAACCGCTTTATGATTAATTACATACTCACCACCGTGTAAAATGGCAGGGATACCTTGCTGTGCTGGACCATCTGTCATACCGCCAGAGCCGTATGCCATACCACCCTTCATATACATTCCAACTTTTCCGCCATTATACAATTCAGGAATTGCTGGAATTACATCTCTGAAACTGTATGTCTTACCAGCGATACTACCCATACCAATGTACTTTAACCAATCTGGCATTGTAAAAGAGAACCCTGTCATCTTATTAATCAATTTGATTATTAAGTTTACAGATCCCTTGAATGCATCTCCAAGCTTACCTAATCCATCTTTGATGAAATCAATAGCTCCACCGATTACATTCTTAATCATGTCTCCGATCTTGGAAATAATTGGTTGAATAAATGTCCACACGGCACTGAATGCGTCTTTCAGCCCATTCCATACGCTTATCACTTTCTCAATTACAAATTGAATGCCTTCTTTAATCCAATTTCCAATTGTTTGAATTATGCCAACGATGAAGTCTTTAGTATTTTTCAGCACTGCAACAAAGATGTCCCAGCCTTGTTTTACCAGATCAATTGCAAATCCAATGCCAGTCTTAATTGCGTCAACAATGAAATCAAATATCGGCTTGAGGAAGCTCCATGAAGATTTTATAGCCTTCCAGAACAGATCCCAAACGACTTTTACTCCTTCAATTGCATACCCAATGCCGATTCCGATAATATCAACAATAAAACCAAATATTGGACTGAGGAAATTCCAAGAAGCAACTATCCCCTGCCAGAGTAAGTCCCAAATAACTTTCACCCCATCAATTGCGTATCCTATACCGTTCATAATAATATCAACCATCAATTCAAAAACTGGACCGACCAATCCCCATCCAGCAACGATCCCATCCCAAATTTTCTGGAACAGCGTGGATAGCAGATCTACGACAGGAGAAAGAATGTTTGAAATAACATCAACCATTGCACTAAAGATTGGCTCAACAAAACTCCACGCTGCTTTGATTCCATCCCATAAGAAACCGAAAGTTTGACCAAGGATTTTTACAGCTGGGCTGATCACTTTCCAGATAATTCCCCAGAGACCGTCAAGTGCTGGCTTAGTTACGCTCCAACCAAACTTAATAATATCCCAAAATGCTTTTACAGAATACACCAAAACATCCCATGCATTAGTAACAACATCACGAACAAAATTACCAATTGTTTCCAAAACTGGTCGGATAGTGCTCCATCCTCCAGTAATTGTTTCCCAAACAAAACTAATTGCATCACCGAGAATTTCAAAAGCTTTTGTTGCAACAACACTTATAACATCCCAAGCTTTTGAAAATACTGTTCCAATCCAAGAGGCTACTTTCTTCATAACCTCCCAAGCAAATGGAAGCACTTCGCCAAGGTAATCCCAGAACAAAGAGGCTGCTTTCTTCAACACTCCCCAGGCAGCGCCAAATGCAGTGCTTATCCAGGAAGCTACTGTCTTCATACCCTCCCATGCAAAAGTAATAGCCAAACCTAGGTAGTCCCAGAACAATGACGCTGCTTTTTTAAGAACATCCCAAGCAGCAGTGAATACCGAACCAATCCAGGATCCAACTTGCTTCATAAGATCCCATACGGCACTAGTAGCATCCTTAAATGCATCCCACACTTTTGCAAGAATTGGTCCAAATGTATCTTTCATCCAATTGAAGAGCATTTTTGCTCCTTCATACATAATTGCAAATACTGCAACAAATATCAACCAGAGCGAACCGATGTTCTCATGCCACCAATCAATAAAACCTTTTACTTTTTCATAAATAAATGTAAACGCTGTAGAAACAGCATCTTTTACAAATCCGAATGCGGCGGATGCTATATCACCAATCGTTGAAATAACTTCTTTCAAAACTTCAAATGCACCCTTAAGAACATCAAAAATAAACGACCCTACTGGCTTCATAATATCAATAAGTTTTGTAAATATACCTTTCCACGCAAAGAAAAGATTTTGAAGAGCCATAGCCACAATAAAAATACCCAACATTAAAACTCTAAACAAGAAGTCTCTAATCCAAATAAATACTGGGTTAGTAGTTATTGCACTAAACGCTGAGATAACAACCCCAGTTATTGATTCCAGGGTGCCCTTGAGCAAGCCAAAGGCATCGGAAAGTATTCCAGTGATAATATCAAATGAGAATTTGAATGGCGCAATAATCGGACCAGTAATATCTCCCAAATCAAGAACACTGAAAATTCCTTTTATAAAATCAATTACTCCAGAAACAATATCCTTTATCTTGTCAAAAACTCCCTTAATAATTTCAAAACCAAATTCAAAAGGACCAGATAGTGGACCCTTAAGGAGATCAAACGCCTTAACAATCAAATCAATAGCTGTCTTTACTATTCCAACAATAATGTCAAACGCAAGCTTGAATGCTTCAACAATAAGTTTGATTGGACCGCCAATTCCAACTGTAAAGAGCGCCCCGATGATCTTGTAAATAAAGTCAATTGCTCCAGAGATAATGTCTGCAAGAACGCTTACTATCCCAGAAGCCATATCTATTATGAATCCAATAAATTTAAATAGTGGAACTTTGATAAAATCAAACACCATTGTTATTCCACGAAGCGCACCAACTATTACAACAACAACTCCAGCAATTGCCCCGACTATCCCCATTACAACTTTTTTGCCAAAATCAATAATTGGTCCAAACAATGAACTAAGAATTTGTTTAACACCATCAAAAACTGCGCCAAGGAACCCAGCCACTGGTTCTTTCAACATTTGGAAACCAGTTACAAAGAAATCAATTACACTCTTAAATGTGTCATTGACCATATCTCTAAACCATTTAAATTTAATGTACATGTAAACAATAACGCCGACTACAACTCCTACCGCAGCAGCAATAGCAAGACCAACTGCGCTTATTCCAGCCAGCGCAGCACCAACAGGCTGTACGGCATACATTGCTGCGAGCATTAGTGTTTCAAATGCTCCAGTTATTATTACAAACAAACCTTTCAGCATCATAAATCCAGCAATTACACCAACAGCACCGAGGATTGCTGTTTTTACAGGACCGAGTGCTTTTGCAAGATTTTTCGCTCCTTCAATCAACATTCCAAAGAAAGAGAAGTCTCCCTTATTTTCTGGCATGAGACCTTCTGTTGGTCTTCTTGCAAGATGCTCACCATATTTAATCATGACTTTATCTGTAGTCAATGTATCCTTAAGACCACCACTGCCTGGAGCTTTCGTGTCACCTCCAGCCCCACCTCCCGATTGCGACCTAATTGCCTCAATTCTTGCAATTTCTTTTGCAAGTTTCTCTAGGGTTGGGAATAGTTGGTTATATTCAGCGCTCATTCCCGCAAACAGGTTTTTAAATTCATCGTACAAATCACCCTTAAGACCACGAAGTTTTCGTTTCATTTCGGCAATCATTGACTCAACGGCAGATCTACCAGCCTCAATCCAAATTGCATCAACATTTACATCACCCATTATTGTTGAAATCTTTGCAATAAAAGGCGTGACAGACTCAGAAATAACTCCATCACTAAATGCTTGTTTGAATGCGTCTGGCATTCCATTTGCCATTGCATATGCAGAACCAAGTATTGATTTTGGATCGCCAGTTCTAACTTCTGCACCAAAAGAGAGTGCGGCTTGATCAACAAGTTTTTGCATTGTCATACTGAACATTCCAACTGCTGGGTCGGTTGATCTTCTTATTATTGATGGCAAGGATGTCATTGCACCCTCAAATACATTACTTATTTCACCAGAGAACCCTTGAGCGGCACCGCCAATTTCATTTAACAGAGCATTAAATTCTTCTTTTGTTGAAAAACCTTTATTCAAAATCTTTTCAAGATTCTCTTCAAATTGCTTTTCCATTTCTTCAAATGTTGCAGCCATTATTTCTTTTTCACGATTAATAACTGCAATAGCAATTGATCTCTGTTGTTCCTGGAGTGTCTTAGCCCTGTCTGTATCTAAGGTTGTTATCTCTTTGCCCGCTTCTTTATCTGTTTTTCTAAAGGAAAGGTCTAGCGAACGAACATCTTCTGTTCTACCTTCATACTTTGCAATTTTTCTTTCTCTTAAATAATTTTCTTTATTTAGAGCCCTTGATCTAATCATTTCACGGCGTTTTTCTTCGTAATCCATTTTTGCCGTAAGTTCTTCTTCGGCTTTACCAAGCGCTTCAATAGCAGAAACTTGAGTGTCAAAAGCCTTTAGCGCCTCTTCTTTTTGCTTGTCAATTGCATCTTTATATTTATCAGTAATTCTGGCTACTTGGTCATCAGCTTTACCAAAGAATGCCCCAGCAAAATCTTCTTTTAGTGAAATTAATTTGTCCTTTATGCCTTTTGCAATCGCCTGACCTAGTGACTCACCCGCTGCGTTTGCAGCAGCTGGATCTTCAGAAGCTCCATCTAATGCATTATTGAGTGCTTTCTTAACATCTGATGGATCCGACAGTTGAACCGCAAGAGCCGCATTTACATCAGCTCCAATATCTTTTCCATATTGCTCGGCAATAGCGCCTTTTATTCTTCCAAGAATATTTTTTTCTATATAACCAGCCCCAGCTCCAAGACCTTGAGCAACATTAGTTCCAATAGCTTTAGAAACACCCTTGACTCCAGATTTAACTCTTCCAATATTTTTATCAAGAAGATGTGCGGCACCAGCAGCAGCTATAAGCCCTGCACCCATAAGAGCTACACCTGCTCCTGCAGGTCCAGTGAAGAAAGCAAGAACCCCGCCTATACCAACCATCATTGATCCAAAGAATAACGCAACTTCTTTTCCGAAATTCATTATGTACATGAATGCATCAATTGTTGCATTCAGAACTGCCTCAACTATAGAAGAAAGTAATGGTCCTAACTTTGGAAGCAAACTGGCTAAGAACCCAAATATCTTCTGTATTGAATTAACTGCTTCATATGCAAGTGACAGTAATAGACCTCTAAAATTCTTAAGAGCCCCCGCATCGCCTCTAAATACACCTGAGATAGTTCTGCCGAGTAGAATGAATCTATTAATCATTCTTGTCAAGACAGGAACAATTTTTTCCACCATAAATCTCATACCAGTACTATGAGCGAAGTCATTGAACCTATCCGCTACATGCTTAACCAATCTTGATATGGTATAAAGAGCACCAGATACACCATCAGCTCCATTTTTTGCTTTTCCTAAACCACCAAAAGTGCCAATCATATCCATCAATGGTTTTGCTAAAGTTACAATTGCATCTTTTATAGCAATCCAGGCTTGCTTAAAGTTGTCAACTGCAGCAGTGTTTTTAACTAAACCTGATCTCATTGACATGACAAAACCCGCTATGAGAATAAACACGGGCGCTATTAATAACATCGCCGCATTTAACTTAATAGCCATTGCTATAGCGGCAAATAATGTTTTGGTCAAACTTGAAAATATTGATCGCAAGCCTTTTCCAATTCCAGTGTAAGCGCTAGCTTGAATAATGAGTCTTTGGAAAAGCGGAATTGTTTCTGACAATCCAGCAGCGATCCTCTTTGCTTTGTAAGCGTCTAGTGCTTTACCAACAGCAGCCATTCTTGTTGCATTAGATGAGAATAAGCCAGCTGCAACGCTAGCCGCCCTTATTGCACCAGCAACTCTGTTCATTCCAGTAAATAATAGGAATGACCATGCTTTTATGATTTTACTATTTTTTAATGAAGCAAGTAATTGCGTAAATGCTGGCGCTACTTCACTCTTAATAACTGTCCCAAGAGCTTTCATTACAAAAGCAGTTTCCGCTGCACTTGTTTTCATTGAACCCATTGATACTTTATTAATAGCAGCAAGCATCTGGAATGCTCTCCCTATAACGGCAATTTCCTCAACATACTTTTTCCCGCCAGACAATAGGTATGTCATTGATTGAGCTACTTTCATTGACATTTGTGATCCAGATGCGGCTGTACTTAGCATTGTCTTGACATACAACTGTGCAAATCTTGTTAAACCATTCCCAGCCAAAGAGAAGCCCTTGTTAAATCCACCAGCAATTGAACCAGTTATCATCTTATTAAATGAACTCAGCTTGCTCTTAACCTTGTCAAGACTGGACATGTCCATGCCTCTAAATGCAGCCTTAGCCCCAGATGAAGCGGTAGCTGCTCTTGATGCAGCAACACTGCTCAAAACACGAGCACGAATGTCTGCAGCTCTTGTTGCTGCCCTAGCTGCTCTAGCATCTTCCATAACAGCAGGCAGTGCTGTCGGTGTTCTTACACCAGTTAATCTCTTAAGCCTCTCAAGCCTTTCTTCAGATAGAGGGACACCAGTTCTTGATTCAATTCTGTCTTTTAGTGTCTTATAATTTTGTCTAGCTTTTGCTTTGACAACCAATGGGTCATCAGCAGGTAAAGCTTTAGCTGCATCCTTAGCTGCTTTTGCAGAATCTTTAATCTTAAGATTTAACTTATCTGCACTAATCAATTTACCTTGGAAAATGTTTGGACCCTGGAAGAAGTTCGGTCCTTTAAAGAAGTTAGCAAGGGAGCTATCAAACTGCAATGTCTGCTTTTCAATTGCTTTAACAATTGCACTACCACCACTAGCAGACGCAGGTATTGCAGCAGCAGGGGTTCTTGGTCTTGGTGTTCTTGGAGCTTTAGGTGTGCCAGCTGACCCCGCACTAGATCCAGAAGCCGCAGTAGATGCAGAACTTGTTAAAGCTGGCGCTACTGCAGCAACATCTACAGCTGCGGCAGCTACTGCCTTAGCAAGCTTGTCAGTTGCAATTTTTGCATTTCGTGTTGCTGATGCAAATCTTTCTTTTGCCGTCTTTAAAGCAGATGTTGAAGAACGACCTGCTGCATCAGCACTTGCTTGAGCTTCAGTAAGTTTAATCTGAGCTTTAGTTAAAGTATTTAATTTTGTCTTAAGATCTTTTTGAGCATCTTGAACTTTCACACCAGCGTCAGATGCCAACTGCTCGGCAGTCATTGTTGCAATCTGGCTTTGTAGTTTAGCAATTTGAGCTACTTTAGTTTCACCCAGTGCTTTTGTAATTTGCTCGTCAACAGTAGCCGCAGTCGCTCCCCTTGCCGTTGCGCCAGTCAAAGCTTCTTTTGCACCAGTAAGTTTTGTTGTAGAAGCGGTTTCGGCTTTCTCTACAACTGCAGCCTCTGTTTTAGCTGCAGCTTCAACTTCAGTAGCAGCTGTATTCTTAACCTTGGATTCAGTTTCAACTTTTGTAGCCGCAGTCTCAGCAACCGTAGCTTGTGTTTTCACTTCTGCCGCAGCAGTTCCAGCTTTTCTGGCTTGGATATCTCTTACAATTTGGTCTGCTTCTTCTTTACTCTTTTGCTGTGCAACCTTTTGAGCTTCTTTTGCGGCTTGTCTTTCTGCGGCACGATTGCCAACTGCAGTTCCACTGCCAACATTTGCGGCGCTAGCTTGGGCTTTGGTTCCTGCTGCTACTCTTGCGTCAAGAGTTTCTTTAACACGACCAACCATGTCCTTGAATTGGAAACCCCTAAAGCCTTTCTTTGTTTTCTCAACTTGAGTTACTGCATAGGATGCAGCCCCCATAGAATCAACAAATACACCCTCTACAGCTTTACCTAAATCACTTACAGATAGAGCAGTTCCTTTTGCAAGCTTATTTAAAAGAACACCAGCTTTAGATTTAGCGTCTGATACAAATTTTGTTATCTTGCCTTTACTGTCAGTTATAGTTGCTGTTTTAAAACCAGCAACATCTTTGCCCATCAAATCAAGAACTTGCTTTCTCATCAAATCAAGTCTGCCCTTTACGACTTTAGCCTGAGATTCTGTTAATTCTTGATCTACTAATTTAAGACCGCCCTGAAGAGCCTCGCCAACTGCAGCGCCTGGTTGCTGTGAAGCTACCGCTATTGCAGTAGCCCTAATCAATTGTCTTTTAGCATCAGAAATAGAGGCTGGAAGTGCATTTACTGTTTCATTAATAGAGTCTTCAATTAACTTCCCGACTGTAACAACACCAGCTTTAGCCTTGCCCATTCCACCAGAAATTATTTTTCTGATTGGGCTTGCAGTTCTACCGCCAGAGTCAGAAGGGCTTATCGCCTCTCTTTGTCTTATGAAAGCTTTTGCAAGTTTTTCTCTAGCTGAAGTGCTTGCAGGAGAAACATCTTTCTTCATGCCTGCAAGTTCCGCTACAAGTTCGTCACCACCATGCTCTATTCCTTTATAAAACTGTGTTACACCATCAACAACTTTTTTATTTTTCAATATTGCGGCTTCAGCTGCGGGATCAAACTCATCTGATGTTGGGAGGTATTTAGTTAAATCAACACCCATATTTTCAGCCATCTGCCTAGCAGCTGCTTTTTTAAGGGCAGCTTTTGACTTGCCTTTAAGCTTAAATTCATCTTCCAAATCAGCCATATGAGATTTCAAATCTTTTGCAATACTTGCGTCAGTAGACTCAATTAATCGTTGACTTAATTTTTCTATCTCAAGATCATGTAATATTTTTGCTCTAATATCTGGGTTTAGAGAAACAGGTACTTTCGGCTCAAACATTCCACCAGGCTTGCTTACAACCCTTGGCATACTGCCAACACGATCTGAGAATTGATTTGCATATCTAACTGGATTATCTGGTCCAATACCAACACCTGCTGGTGTCCTACCACTTGTTAAGTTTTGAAGCGGAGACTCATCTCTCATTAAATTATTTTGAGCGTTAAGCAATTGAGATGTTGCTGGTGATGCAGGAATTAATCTTTCATGGATTGCAGATCTAGCCAGCAACAGCTCTTCTCTAAGATCATCTATTTGCTTTCTATAGGTGGCACTAAGCTGTTTAGCGACATCAGTACCTTCCTTTTCTACAATCTTCAAATTAGATTTTGCCTCAGCCAAACTCTTCTCTATTGCGGCAATTTCAGCTTTAGGTCTTGTTGTATATATCTCCTCAACACCAGAAGGAGGGGCACCACCTGGCATTGCGTCAAGCTTTAATGCTTCTGTTGCATTCATTGCTACAATTGCTTCTTGTGCCCTCTTCTTCTCTGCAGCCAATCGCCTAGCAGCGGCTTTTGACATTCCGCCAGTTGATGTAGTTGCAGGAGTGCCGCCTCCTTTTTGAAGCATTTGTGACAATGTTGATGATATTTGATCTTTTACTTTTACCGATTGTTCCAGCGATCTTCTATCAACAAGAAGTTCATCAACAAGAGACTTATACGCATCTTTTTGAGCGTTAACTTCTTTATTAAATATTTTATATATCGGTCTTCCGCCAGGGCGGCTTAATGCTCCAAGAGGCGTAGTTGATCCTTTTTCAAATTGCTTTGTAAGATTTTGGAAGAATTGATTTTTTGCTCTCTTAGTTAATTCAACTTCTTTATTAGTAGTTCTAATAAATTCATATTCAGCTGGAATAGCTTGTCCCGCATCATCAAAGAATTTAGCAATTTCTTTATACGAAAGTTTTACAATAGCGGCTTGTCCAGTTGGGGCTTTTGCTACTTTTGAAGCAACCTTTGTAGCCTTACCAACTTGACTTGTTGCTTTTTCAACTGCAGCCTGAGCTGCTGCAGAACTATCCACAACTTCAGCAACTCCAGCAACAGTTTTTTCTACTGCGACAACTGCTTGTTCAGCAACTTTCTTTACAGATTTTACTGCTTTTTTAGCACCGCCCTTTGGCGTTGCAGCTTTACTCTTTACTTCTTTAACAGCCTTCTCAATTTTCTTAGGAGTTTCGGTTGATGCTTCTGTTACTGCCTCAACTGCCTCTGTTATAGGTGCAGTTGCTGTACTAACAGCCTCACCAACAGTTTTTTCAACTGTTGCTTTTACTTGCTTTGGTGAACCACGAGGTGACTTTCCTTTTGGCTTAGTAGCTTCTTTGACAACTTTAGTAGCTTTTGCAACTTCTTCTTGAACGGTAACACCCAACGCATCCAATTGAGCCTTAGCTTCAGCCGCCATTCTCTCAGCAGTTGCTGCAATAGGTGCGCCAATAGTTGCAGCTTTTGCTACATTTTTTGCTGATGGAATTGATATCCTTCTCGCACTTGCTTGATCAAATCTTGGGTCTGTAAAGTACCTGCTAGAAGTGGTTGATCGTGGTGTAGATGGTGTTGGTACAACTGGCACTCCGCCTGTTGGTGTTCCACCTGTTGTTGGAGTTTTTGGAGTGCGTGGTCCAGCACCTGGTCCACCAGTGCCAGAAGTTCCGCCTCCAAACTTGTTTCCAAGAAATGTATTGTTTTGGAATATAGAACCTTTCATTGCTTTCGTAAGTTTATCTGCTGTACTCGTAGCTGCTTTTTCTGTAGCTTTTGTACTTGCGGTTGCAATTTTTTCGGGAACATCTCCCATGTCTGTAAGCATTGATCTGACTAGCTCATCTGTATTTGTCAAACCAATCTTTGACATCTTATCAAGTAAAGATTTAATTGATTTTTTATCTGTTGGACCAACAATTCCTTCCTTATCAAACAACTCCTTTATTGGCTGAGATAGACCGTCTGTGGAGAGTGGTCGCATATTTCTTCTTCCAAAAAATCCTTTGCTATAACCTGGTGCCGTTGGGTCTTGTGACAGAATAACTTTACTGTCAGTAATTTGAGTCATCTTATTGAAACCCTTTAGTATTGATGGGTTATTGATAACATCTGCAATATCAACAGCGGCGGCTTTTACACCCCGCAGCGCTTTCAAAAAACCGCCCGCTCCAAATATTAATTTTCCAAATTGAGCAATAGTTCCACCAAATGCAAGTTTGAATGTTGCGGCAACCAATCTCATTTGAGGTATAATAAGGGCGAACAGGAGAAGACCACCGATAACATTCCTGGTTCCCTCACTAAGACCTGTTAAAAACTTTTGAATGCCTTGCACTATAGGCAATAGTGCTTTAATTACTACACCAACAATTGGTACTAGAGCACGACCAATGCCAAGAAATGATTCACGCAATATATTAAACTTTGTAGCTACTGTTGAAATAGTTAGATTAAGTTCTTCTTGCATTATCTTACTTGCAAGCTCAACACCACCCATAGCCTGCATCATAAACTCTCTACCGCTCTCAGTTCCAATTTTTGCAATATAGTCAGAACTGTCTGAGTAGGCTTTTCTCATTGCAGCATCAGCTTCCGCTTGACCTTGTTGAATCAGTTTTGCTTGCTCTGTATACTCACCATTATTTTCAGCAATAGAAGCTCTGTGTAAATTAGTTAAATCTATTACTTTTTTAATTTGTATCGCTTCGTAACCTTGAGCTGTTAATCTTTTATTAACACTCTCTTCTAGCTGTCTAGATATTTTTTCTTCAGCACTACCCGCCACATTCATTGCCGCTTGAAACGCAGCAACTTGCTGAATGGCGACCTCCATTCTTGGACCCTGACGCACACCAAAAAGGCGAGAGAAGTATTCAAGAGCACCTTGCTCACCTTTCATATCTCTTAATGCCTGATAGCCATCAACCAATCTCTGAATACTTCTCATACCAACATCTGCTGCCATGTTAAACTCTGGTCCTAGGGCTGAATTTAAATCTTGAATAATTTGAGTATTTTGCTTAGTCATAGCCACAAGTCTTTGTAGCGAAACCTTGATTGAGTTTGCTGATGCTCCAACCTGAAACCCTGCCGCAACCATCGGAGTAAGCAATGCTGCCGTTTCCGTCATTGACAAACCAAATGATGTTGCCGCACCAGACACTTCTGGGAATGCATCCGCTATATCTTTCAATGACAGCGATGTTTTGTTTTCAATTAAGTTAAAAATTGCTAATTGACCTTGTACTTCATCAAGAACTTTACCTAATGTTTTCACATCTGAAATATCAAAAGCTTCACCAGATGCCTGCGCCATATCTCTTCTTACCCTAACAATGTTCTGAAAGAGAGATTGAATAAAAGTCTGTGAAGCAGAGATATCCAAGTTACCCAGTTTTTCAGCAGCCGCTGTTATCTCAGTTAACCTAACAATGGCTTCTGAACTGGGGAGACCTAGTTCTGCAAAGTCTCCAGCAAGACCTTGAAGAAGAATCCTAGATGTTCCGAATTTACCAGTTATCTTGTCAAGACCAGTATTGATCTTATCCAGTTCCTTCTGTAACTTAGCAGAACCATCAATCATCCCAGAAAAGTTGTCTCCAATCAACTTTGTTACTCGGACCTGTTCTTGTTCTAGTCTTGTGTAGTTAAAAAATGCAGATTTGAATGCAAGAAACACTGGCAAAATAGCGGCAGTCATATAGTATGCGGATTGCTGAGATCTCTGCCCAGCTATCCTCATCTTATTACCAAACTGCTCTATAGCATTTCCTTTCATTATTGAATTGATTGTATTAACAGAACTCTTTACAGAATTTAAATGGGCTTCAGTTTGCCTATAACCAGCCTGTGCTGTTGGGGTCAAAGAGCCGCTAAGTTTAGCTCTCTTTTGAGCCTCCGCTACTGCGTTTAATCTATTTTCAGTTTCTTTAAGAACTCTGTTTGTTAATTCAGTATTCTTTCTGTATTCATTAAGTGATGAACTAATTAAGCCAGTTCTAACCCTTGTTTTATCAAGAGCTGCATTTAAGCTTTCTTGAACAGAAAAACTTTTTGTTGCATTTGCAGACAGTGATACTAGTTGCTGAGCAAGTGCAGCAACACCAGATGTTAAACCAGCAACGGAGTCAGCACCAGTAACAGATGCATCTATACCTATTCGTGTTGTTGAGTCACCAGTGTCAGACATAATTCAGCCAACAACAATTATCGCATATTGGGTTAATTAAAGCAAGATTATTCACTTTTCTTTACAACCTCGTATCCCATTCCAAACTTCATATCCAGAATGTCGTGCGCCTGCGCAGCTCTAGGAGGTTCTGGATCGTACCAGTCATCATCAAAGTCAACATCTGCACCTTGTGCAGCAGCAGCAATTTTCATTGCTGTACTTGTTTCATTCATACAAGCACGATATAATAAAAATAATTCATTCAATGTCAGATGGGTCTCAAGTGATTCAAAATTCACCCAAGAACCCGTTCTGACAAATACTTCCGATTCGTATTTTAGAAGAGGGAGATCTTCCCAAGATTGGTCAGATGAACCAGCCCCCTCTTCGCCTAGAAGGAAGGGTCTGAACCCATTGCAGCCGACATGAGTTCACCGAATGAACGCAAGTCAAGCACATCTTCCAGCTTCTCTCTATCATTGCCCAACTCTGGGTCAACCGCTGCGAGAGCAATTCCAGCAGCCTCAACCATGATGTCAATATCCTTGTCATCAAGAGTGTCTTCGCTCTTAAGGTCCTTAACGACCTTCATAAACTTTCTAAGATTACGAATTGTCAAAGGCTTAATTGTTCTTGTCTTTCCATCTGCGAACACGATTTCTGTGCCAGCAAGAATGTCTTTATTTTTATCGCTCAAAGTATATCCATCCTTTTTTCCGTTATATAGGGTTCACCCCTTGAGTATTAAGTTTATCACAAAATACCCAAGGGGTGAAGATTTTAGCTAAATTATTTATTTATAATTATGCGGTTTCGTCAACGATCTTGCCGTATTCGTAACCGACATCGGCTACTGTTGGCAAAATTCTAAAGCCCACAGTGAACATTGTTGCCTCTGCACGCTTCATTGCAATTGTGGATGATTCCATTGAAATTGCACGCTTTGTGTAGAACTTACGGGTAAGCAAGTCGCCTGCTGTTGAACCAGGTGCTGTACCTGTCACAACAAGTGCCTTCTCGTAAGGAATTACACCCTGAGCACCAAACAAGAATGTCTGTGTGTTTGCACCGTCATTGTTTGCTTGGATTGAATCTCCGCCCGTCTCACTGTCGTAGTTCCATGCTGTTGCAAGGTTGTTAAGAGTTCCTTCTGCGAGGGTTGTCTTAACCATTACCTTAACTTTTGACTGAATGATTTTTGCTGCATCACCAAACTGGTCAATTTCAATATCAACCATGTCTGGTTCCCACGAAATTTCCAAACCGTTTTGGGTAGCTCCAATGTCAGCAAAGTTGTTCATTGCTGCAATGGTTGTTGCGTTAGCGTTTGTACCGAGTTTAATGGTTGCTTCGCCAACGATAATGTTAGAAACATTAACTGCCATTTTACTTCCTCCTATTTATCCAGGCGAAATATCTTTCTGCCTTTCTTATCACGCCATTTAGCGATCTTTTCTATATCCTTGGCATTGACTTCGCCTTGACGATTGCCTATACCGAGACCTTTGTTCCATTCAAATTCGTAAACTGTATTACGAAGTTTAACGACATAACTTGGTGTTTTGCCAATATATGTAATAGTATTGTACTCCATATGTTATTATTTTACCATACCCTTTTTATCATTATACATTACACACCTTAAAATCCAAATTCATTCTATACCAACCCTCTTTCTCAAGAGGTGCTGCCAAGCTTGAACCTGTTTGATAACTAGACAGTATTCTGGAGTTAGACCCAGTAATACCACCACTTTTTGCTACCTGGTCTGCCTGACCTAGCCTTTCCAAAAACCTTTCAGAAAGTCTAAATAGCCTGTCAGCATCAGTATCAAATATTGAATATCTTATAACATCCTTCCTTATCCAATAAGCGTCAGCACTTGGAATTGAAGGCTGGTAATAATATATCACAAATGGAGCAGTTTCGCCGTTAGTAGCAACAACTGGGAAAAAATTCATTGTTTTACCAGCAATATTAGCCAGCACAGTGTCAGCCCTCAAAGCTGTATTTATATCATAAACACTAAGCGCCAAAATTACCTCCCTTGAATTTGGCAATAGATTCATCCAAATTTTTATTTACAACATTTTTAATTGTTTCAACCAAACTATCAAAATCAGACCCCGTTGCATTTTTATAATAATACACATCACTGTTGTCTACAACAACACTTATGCCTGGGTTTTCGTTAACATCTATTTGAACATTTTCAAAAATTCCTTGATACTCAGAATTCAAAACATCCATAACACTTTGCTCACTAGCCATCATAGCTTCAGCGACTGCTGATTGAATTTCAACAGGAATCTTCTCAACTTTATTCAATAACGGCTGGAGACTCCCAGTTACTTTTATCATGCTGTCTCCACGACACGCCTAAGCGTAACAACGGTATGATGCTTCAAACCAGTGATACTAAATTTCGGCTGTATTCCGACAACTTCGTAAACACTATTATCAACAACTGTCCCTTTTCTATCTTTTATATTTTGTATCCTGCTGCCGTATATAATATTTGTATCCGAACCTTTTGGAATAAGTGCTTCAAATTTGGGAATACTTTCTTGATAAGGAGCCAGTCTTCTTTCATCTCCCGAGCTAGTGCTCGTACTAGGGGATTGGAATTGAAAAGGTATTGTTTCTACCTTCGCATAGGAAGCAAATTGCTGACCAGCTGCATTTACACTTGTAGACTTAGTATAAATATCGCATTTATGCGTAAATTTAAAGTAAGTTTGCGAAGCCATTTAAACCACATAGTCCATCACAAACAATGTGTAGTCCATAAGTAATATATCCGCATCAATATTTCCAGTTGATTCATAAAAGTTTTGACCTGTTTGAATTTTAAGAACATCCATGTCGGCACTGTAAATACCATGCCTACGGTAGATAGAGTCGTCATTCATCATATCTTCCAAAAGCAAATCTGCTGCTTGTTCAATGTTATTCGGAACAAACCTCCAACCAAAATCACCCTCCACTCTATAGACGCTTTGCTTGTCAAACCTGTTTACCAAAAGTAGAACATTTACACTATCAAGAACTGACTTTCTAAACTGTAGATAGTAGGAACTGCCAAAACTGTGCGGTTCCTTGATTTTTTCAATATGATTCATAGTAGCATCTTCATAATCATGAAGAACAGTTTCATCATTAGTTCCTGGATCGGCTGTGACTTTCCTTAAGGTAGTAATCGGATTTGGAAGATGTAATGAATTTTTCCCTGTTCCCATCACTTCAAGGTATTTATTAGGGTAGTACTCAAAAGATTGACCGCAAAAAGTATTGATGATATTTCTTACTTTCTTTTCCATCTTTTCAAACTTTTCATAGTTATCTTCTTCTAAATCTGGATGGTCTTCAAAGAAAGTGTCAATATCAATGTACGGGGTATAAACATTGAAATATTGAGATTGTGTATAGGATGTTCCACTCACAGTGTAAGTAAAATCGGCACGATATCTTCCCGCAGCATTAAGAATATAGATACCAGAAGCTGCTTGACCGTATGTGATTGTATACACGCCAGCACTTGATCTAGTTGCGTTTGTAGGACCAGAAACTAATGATCCAAATTCATGATATAGATTTACGGCTACAACATTGGATGTAGGATCGCTTGGTAGCGTTAAAGTAAGCGTCTTGCTTGTTTCAATCTTTACATCATCCATAATTCAATTATAACAGAATAAGGGTTTTACACCCTAGAATGTTGACATTGCTACATCAACAGCTAAATCAGAAACATCAACTTTAAACACACCTTTTATATCAAAAGAAATAATTGTGTTGTTTGAATCTTTAAAAAACAAAACACCATCAGCGTAATTAATAGCTAATTCACCGTACTCCAAAGATGTCGGGGCAGCATTGGTGGTACCAGAATTTTTAATTTTAATTACATTAGCCATTTAATCCTCTTGATTAGAAAGTACCGCCATCAATTGTAGCAGTATTGGCGGCAAGAGCATCAAGTTGGGCGCTAAAAGCTTGAACATTTGAACCAATTGCAAGACCAAGTGCTGTTCTTGCATCTCCAGCTGTTGTTGACCCAGTACCGCCGTAAGCGATACCAATAGCAGTTCCTTGCCATGTGCCAGTGCTAATAGTACCTACCGATGTAAGGCTTGAAGTTACAACGCTTGATGCAAGAGTTGTGTTTGACAGAACTGCTGAGCCACCGATATAAAATGATTTACCAGCAACAATATTAAAGTGCTCTGAGGATGTCCAAGCATCTGTAGCATCAATCCAGTTCAGTGTCTTTTCTGTTGCACCAAGAACTGTAATACCAGCACCATCTGCTGTTGTATCATCTGGGGAAGCAACATTGGCAAGAACAATGTTCTTATCCTCAACAACTAGTGTTGATGTGTTAAGAGTTGTTGTGTTACCCTGAACCGTCAAATCTCCAGTTACCGTAAGGTTTCCTGGGGTTGTAACATTAGCCGCCAAGGAAATCGTTCCAGCATTATAAACAATTTGATTTTCAGTTCCAGTCAGTGTTGGCAAAGAACTGTCAACATAGGCTTTAGTTGCAGCGTGTGTGTTTGCAGATGGAGTAGGAACAATTACAACACCAGAAAAAGTTTTGTCTCCAGAAATTGTTTGTGTTGTTGACAATGTTGTATAAGCACCATAACCACCAATAGCCTCTACGGTAGTTGCAGAACCACCTGCACCACCAGTTCCTTTACCGTAGTAAAGAATATTATCTACTTCGTTAAATGCTAATTCCGCATTCTCCAAACTTGTAGGTGCGCCAGCATTACCAGTCGCCCTTCTCTTAATTCTTAGCGTATTAGCCATTAATAATTTCCTCCATCAACCAAAAGATCGGCTGCACTATGGACATGATCTGCCCTAGCCGCCACATTGCTAACTCCAGCACTTGCTGTTCTTGCTACATCCACAGGGTCTGCGCTGCTTAAACTTAAACTGCCTAGATTAATTGTACCACTAGTTTGTGTTAGCACAGTAGTCTGTGTTACTTGAGAAACATTAGAAATTGCAGCAGGATAGACTTGCAATACTGTTACATCAGCCATTACCTAGTTACCTCACCAGTAATTACAGCATTACCTGTTAATATAGTAGTAACAGTAGAGCCATTAGTTTCTTGAAAATCATAAACATATGTTCCAGGTCTCAAGTTCGCTGTGACTGCGGGTAGTAGTGTAAAAACTACGACACCATTAGCTCCGTCTGTAATTTCGCTAGAGAAGGTGGCGGAGGCAGTATCAGATGTTCTTCTCTTCCGAACTTGACCAGAATAAGTTCTTGAAGTTATATTTATAACAGCATTTGCGCTATCTTTCAGCGTTAGCTGATGAGCGTAAGTATCGCCTTGATAAATTTCAATATTTCTAGTTGCAGGCATAATATCTCCTATAAGATATTATCAAAGATTGATTAACCCAGCAATACTGACCAAGTTGCTTGATCTACTTCACCAGTTACAGGGATTCCTTTTTTAGTTTGAAAATCCTTAACTAACTGTGCAGTTTTTGGACCAAAATCACCGTCAATTTTGATTGCAGCACCATGTTTAGATAAAAGAGTCTGCGCTCTCTTCACAAGAGGACCATTACTACCTTGCCTAATGTTTCTTTTTGGAATATTAACCTGTGAATTAATCGCAGGAGATGCCGCCTTTGCTTCCGCAACAGATTTCTGCTCTGCAACTGAACCAAAGGGACTACCTAGTTTTGGATTACGAGCAACATAATCCTTTACTGCTTGAGGAACATTGTCTCCAGCAACATAACGAATATGCCAAGGCTCTGAAGGAACTACTTCCCAACTCCACCCAAACTTTTCAACATTAGCAATTAGCCAATTAATCCTTTTCTTTTCACTTGCAGAATGAACATCAACCGCCAAGCCGAAATTATGGTTAGACTTACCAGGTGTGGCAAGCATCGCCATACCCTTCTTGAGATACCAAGTCTTTCCTTCAAATGTTTTTGTGCTTTGACCAGGAATTGGTTCAAGCTGATATCTTTGCAAAAACCCTCTTTTTTGAAAATCGTAACTGCGATATGTATCTCCACTGGAAGTTGGCTTTAGTTCAACCCCATCAGCCTTTGCTGCTTCAACCATTGCAAGCCATGCATCTGCTGCAAGATAAAATAATTTTCCTCCGCCTGGGATGTCACGCAAAAGGCTTGCATGAAGCTTTCCTGGCTCAACGCCCTTAAGCGCAATAGGCATTTTTATTGGAACAATGTAGTCCCAAGGTGTTCTCTTAGACATTATTAACTCTCCTCAAACTTCTTCTTTTCAACCCTGGAAAAGACATCGTTTATTTCATCTAAACTAAGTTTACCATCATCCAGGAATGCTCGTGACAATCCTTCAACAACGGTTGCTACGCCTGCGATGCCCGCCATGAAAATTGCTTTCCATAGCGGGACACCAGCAATCGTACC